TCCAAATATAAGGAACGGATACACACTACGAAGAGTGTGACGTCGACTAAGCTTTTCCAAAAGCGGGAGTTGGCGGGCGTTAACAAAGCGCAATACCTTGATGCTCTTTCTGAGTTTTTGAGTGAGTTGCGCTTTGTTGTCCAACCGATCCAAGTTTTTGGAGCCAAAGGGCAAGGCCAGCGCTCGCGTGCTTTGAATCGCGCGCGTCGTTTGCTTCCTGTTGATACGTGCGTTATTTTCTCCGATGGAGTTCCGGCCCCTGTGGTCGGTTTCCAGTGGGGGGCGGTACAGTTACCTGCGTGGTCGTACGATTTTTACACTGGTTCGCTCTTTGATGCAGCCCGTGCTGAGGCGCTGCGTCGTTATGACAATCCTTTGCTAGGTGCCAATTCATTGCCTCCAGTGTTGGATGGACAACATCAAAGTTTCACTAGTCTCCCCGACTTTACCAAGTTGGTGGGAACGGATGTAACTTCTAGTGCTCTAACCTTTATGAAGGAGCATTGGCGTTTGGTCACCACATTGTTGCTGGAAGCTCATGCTTACACGCTAGTTAAAGATGACAAGCGTATGGAGTATGTTGTGACCCGTGTAGGTACACTTTTGGGGTATTTAGGACCAGAACTCGTTGGGCTCACTGCTCTTTTGACAAATGTCATGTCGATACCCAGTGTTGTTGCTTTTATGGGCGCTTTCCGTTCTGCCATCGCTTTGCCTGATCTCTCTGAGAGTTTTGCTAAAGGGTTGAATTTGGACGGAATATTCCAGTCATACGACCTCATCGGCATTGTGTCCCAGCTTGGGAAAGCTGCGGCCATGACTCCTGGCACGGGAGTTCATGCCCTTATATCGCTGTCTGTAGTTGCTTTCGCAATACATAAGGGCAGTATGGTAAAGGATTTTTCCTTCAAGAGTGCCATGGCTATTTTGGGGAGTAAGTTGTTGAAACTTCCCACAGTGAATACGCCAGAGGAGGCTTTAGAATTGACTGTGCGTTACTTGCCCGTTGTATTTTCAGCGGTCTCGGTGGCTTTTGCCGCCCGATCCCTGATGCCTATATTCCAGTCAGATGAGACTGTGTTTATGCGTGTTGTGACGGTGCAGACTGCCTATGGCTTATATAAGCTGGGCAAGTATGACCCTTTGTTATTCTCTGATGCTAATGCCTTTAGACAGGGTGTGGAGTCTGTATGCAAGGAGGTCGAACCTATGGTTAGGCGTGGCTCTATAGAGGCTATGCGCCATTGGCGGATTTTGGAAGAGATCCGGGCCGATGTTCGTAATAGTAAGGCTGGCGAGTGGCGTATGTCTCCTTTTACTGTAGCTATAGTAGGTGACAGCGGGGTTGGTAAATCCAACCTGCTTTATCTCTTGATAGCTGCGCTAACGACGTCGCGGTATGGTAAACCTGCCACTCAGTCCGAGATATACACGCGTAATATGTTGGATAGGTTTTGGTCGGGCTATCATGATGGCGTCAAAGCCGTTATTTTTGATGATTTGGGTAATACCAAATTGGTCAATGGTATAGCCGGAGTCAATCCGACCGAGCCAATAATAGCCGTCTGCAACAATATATCTACGATGCTTTCTATGGCGGATGTGGATAGCAAGGGGAAGATAACCTTTCAGTCTTTGTTTGTGTTTATTACCTCGAATATACCCGATTTACACGCTAGTGTTTATTCTAATAGTGCGGAATCGGTGTTGCGGCGTGTGAATTATTTTGTGGAGCCTACGGTACTTGAGCAGTTTCGCAGGGATGGTACCTTGATGCTGGACCCGTCAAAGGTTCCGCCTAGTGCGGTGTGTCAGGTCCCTAACTTACATAAGTTTAGGTTATGGACATCTTATCGGGCTGTTAACCAAGCGGCAAGTGAGGTTACACGCGCCTATGAGCTTCTGCCACCTGATTTTTCTACGGTAGACTTACTCGCTTTTATGGTTGAAAAGTCGATAGCCCATTTTGCCAACCAAGCCCGTTTGCAAACGGACCAGGTGCGACCTAACTTGGATTTGGGTGCTTTACCCACGTACCAGAGGCAAAATGAGGATTACCTGAGGATGCGTTTGGCACGAGCTGCTCCTGCTTTTGTTCCTGTTGGCCGAGTTGCCGATGTGCCAGGCGCGCCCGTCGCTGATGGCGTGGTGGTCGCGCCAGTTGTCGTCCCAGAGGGCATGCATCAGATGTTCGCCCATCCTCGGGTCGAGTTATTCCCCGATGTGGCCGCAGGCTATGACGACTATTTGAGAGCGCCCTACGATGACAATGAGTGGGTCCCTTCTCGCCTGAGTGGGCTTCCACAGGCATTATGGGTGGCTCCGGAGGCTGAAGTTCCTGTCGTAGTTGCGCCCACGTGGTACTCCCGTGGTGCGGGTGCGTACCGGTATTGTGCCTCTTATGTGTCTGATTTATTTCAGCCGGTATACCCTACAGTGGTAAGAGCGGCCCTAGGAGGGGCCGTGATAACATTCGTAGGGGCTATTGAGAGTGTGCGACACGTAATATTCACCTTGGCCGTTGGATCGCTCTTTGTGTGCAATGCCACTATATGTTTTATGTTTTGGTCTGTGGCCGCAACTGGCTATGTATTCCTTAGGCGGTGGCGTCGAGCCCACTTGGCTGTGGTCAGGGTCGTGAAAGAGCGTGCGAGTATTGTTATGTATTCATCCGCCGTGGCCTTGGTTTTGTTTTTGCTTGTCCGTGCATACAAAAAACCACGAACAGATCCACCTCTTACAGAGTCTGTTTCCAATACTCTTACTCAAACTGAAGCCCCAGTGTCAGTGGAAGAACAGGTTACGCCTCCTGCGGATTTGGTTGTGGATCCACAAGGTGTGGCTGAGTTTGCTTTACATAGTGCTCGTGAGCCCGTTTTTGTTAAGACTAGTGAGTTACCGCATTCCACGGTCACTACTACGTTTAGTCAATTTCGAGCCATGGTGAGTCCAAAATCGGCTTTCGCGGTTTTTGCAGCTAGCAGTGCCACTGGGATAGGAGTGGTAGTTCCTCTTTGTCAGGGGCTGTATGTTACTTGTAAGCACATTGTGACCCCTCTCTTAGATGCCGGTGGTCCCATTGACATGGTTTTATTTAGGCATATGAGTAATAAGGGCAGTAAGTTCCTCCTGTATAGGAGAAATTTTTACATCCCCGATTCTCAGTCGGATATTGCTTTCATAAGTTTTGAGGGACCAACGGAGAAAGATATAACCAATAAGCTTTTGCCTACGGTATATTTTAGATCTATGGGAGTGCCTACTAGCGCTTTGCGTGTAGGTGACGCGGCACTGCTTATGACTCGGGTCCCGTCTGCTGTGCTCACGGCGGGCGTGACTCCTGCGGGCCAATTGCGCGAGGAGATGGTGCGTTTGACTGGTATACCAGTGGTACGCTCCGTTCGTTTTGGTGCAGACGCTTTGAATGCTATCGTAATGTTAGCTTTGAATGCTACTGTGTCAGGCGATTGTGGATCCCCTTTTATTATATCACTTAATAGCGGGATCACCCACACACCTGTGTTAGCGGGAGTGCATAGTGGCATGTGTGTCATGGGCACTCAGCGTTTTGCTGTTATAGCTCCACTACACACAGATTTGGTGGCTGATGCGAGACGCCATTTTGAGACGGTTGTCCACCAGTCTCTGGGACCACGTTTGTTTGGACAACCAGAACGACTTAATTTAGATGCATCCCGCACCCATCCTGGATTACAGCCGGAGTGTGTAGTGCAGTCGGATTTCGTGGATACGTTGGGCGTGTTGGTCGATCATAGGGGCGTTAATGCTCAGAGTATCAATTCAGCTCGTACGGTCCTGAAACGGGGCGTGTTTCATACATCCGACGAGGTTGATAAAATTCTGGGCCCATTGCTGCATACGTTCCCCAGTAATATGTCCAGTATGGATCATTATGTTCGCCCTTTGGTGAACATGACTGTAAAGAAGAATGACTTCGATGTTGGCGTTTTGGCTGCGGCGAAGGAAGACTTTACGCTCACGGTGGTTCGTATCGCACAGGGGAAGGTGGCTCCGCGCCCATTTTCTATATTTGAGGCGGTTAACATGGTGCCTGGCAAACTTTCCCCATTACCCATGAATACGTCTGCGGGTTTTGGGCGTACAGGCTGTAAGAGTCTCTTTATGGTTAGAGCTTGCGTTCCTGATTGCGCGGATGCCGCTTGTGAGAGATTTCATCCTTCAGCCACAGATGAGAGAGCTCCTGGGAGGGACAATTGGTATCCTGACCCACCTTTGTTGCGCGAGATTGAGTCTTTGTGCGAGGCCCTAGCTGAGGGGAAGGGTGACTTAGCCATTTTTAAGGCTTCGTTAAAAGACGAGGCGGTGGCATTGGGGAAGACCAAGGTCCGCGCGTTTTACGTTGGGTCTGCGGCACTTTCGGTGGTGACGCGAATGTTTATAGGTCCAGCTTTGGCCGCTCTGCATGGGGAACCTGATTATGAGTGTGCTGTTCAACTCAATGTTATGTCGGAGAGTTGGGAGCAACTGCAGGTCCGCATTGAGCAGCATGACCGGGAGAATGGGAATACGAACCGATTGGCTGGCGATTATTCCAATTACGATTTATCCACCCACGCTGAGCTTCTCCGAGGTTTTTACGAGGCTATGTATCGTATCTCTGAGCTTGCCGAGTGGAGTGCGCGTGATTTGCGAATATTGCAGGGTTTGGCTCACAATTTGTGCAATCCCGTGTATATTTTGCTAGGCCAAGTGGTACGTGTGAAGGGTTCCAATCCTTCTGGTATTGCGTGCACGACAGATGCGAATTCTGGGGCGAATTGTATTTTGCACCGTTACGCCTTTTATGCGAAGAATCCGGGTTACGTGGATGTCGATAAGTCAGTGAGCGATGTCAAAACGCTCTTCACTGAGTCGGTGGTGTTGACCACTTACGGTGATGATGCATTTGGTTCGGTAGCCTTAAATGGTCGCAGCTTACCCATCGACAATTTGGATGTGGCTCGAGCCGCCTCTTTGTTCGGCATGACGTACGGCTCGCTGGATAAGAATGGGGGTGAACACCCGCCGTATTATCCATCCAACCGGGCAGACTTCTTAAAGTGTGCCTCTGTGTTCGATGAGGAGTTGTGCTTTCGGATTGGGCGTCTTCCCCTATCATCCATTCGCAAGAGTTTGGCGTTCGAGCGTATGGATACGTTTGAGAGCAGGTTGAGTACCATGCAGTCTGCTCTGCAGTTGTATTACGCCCATTGTATAGGGGAGGGCCGAGAAGCAAATGAGCGCAAGTTTGGAGAGCTGCGCGACGTATTTCTTAGGAAATTGTCTGAGTTAAGCGGGTGCCAGGATGCGAATAGTGCCCTACCTACTTTTGACGAAGTTCTTGGTAGAATACGAGGGGCCCAATGTGTGGTGGGTCAGGAAACTACGCTCGATGGCCAGCATTAGCTGTGCCAGTCGAGTGAGTGCATATTGTATTTTCATATCTTCCTTTTATTAACTACATTATATAAACATTTGCCCAATTGGGTTCGATTGGAGTCATTCCACGTTGTAAATTTTAATGGATAAAACCGAAACTTCTGTAATTGCTGATGTTGCTCAAACTCAAGTTACTGTTGTAGACGACTTTTTTGTGGCCGAGCATACGGCAGAGAGTGTGGGCGAATCTAGTACTGGTGCGATGCCGGTGGTTCATGACCACAGTTCCGTGTCTAGTTTCCTAGAGCGTCCTATTTTGATCGGTACTTTTTCATGGGCTATAAGTGCCACCCCTTTTCTGTCGGTTAACCCTTGGACGGCCTTTTTGACTCACGCACTGATCAAGCCACGCATCTCCTATTTCGGTAGGTTGCGCGGAGATTTGGTTGTGCGTTACGTCTTGAATGGTACTCCAATGCATTATGGCTCCGTCCGTTTGTGTTATAGGCCCCATCCCAACATTGCATCCGATGCGGACAACGTATTCAATTTTGCTGTCGCGTCAGAAGCGGCCGCATCTGCGACAAATTTGAAAGTCGTAGCATCCCAGTTGTCGGGTATGTATATAAATCCTTGTTATAACTCTACGGGTGAGTTGCGTATACCATATATGTCCCCAGCAGCGGGCATAGAGTTAGGTTATGTCGGTGTGGATGCATCGCGACTTGGCACGTTATTACTAGTTGGGTTTGCTCCGTTGGCCCACGCCACTGGTGGTACTAACCCAGTTACCATCGATTTGTATGCTCATATGGAAAACGTTGTATTGGACGTCCCTACTGCTGTGGCACAAGGGTATACTTTGCAAGACGCCGCTAATTTGGTTCGCCGCGCTTTGAGTGTTTCTTCTAAGGCCACAGCCATGGCCCACGAGTGGACACCGCGTCTGCTTTCTGCTATAGCAATGCTCGGTTTTTCTCGGCCTATGGCTCACGAGGCCATAATGAATACTCGTCGTATGCCATTCAATTTGGCTAATTATGATGCCCCGGACTCATGCGAGACGTTGGCATTGTCCTCCACTACGGAGCTGACGCTGGGAGGACAAGAACTAGGGTGTGGAGGTGTTGATGAGCTCTTATTGAGCACTTTGGCCGCGCGGTCGGCGTATATAGCGTCCATTTCTTGGGATCCTACGCAAGCGCGTTCCACGTGGTTGTTCGGATCGATTGTGAACCCTGTCCAAGCTAATGTGTCGACTTATACTAAGCGCGCTACGGTTGCTACTCCCACTGGTTTTGCTAACACTGTTCACACGTGTTTGACTCCTTGTGCTTTTGCGGCGCTTACCGCCAAATACTGGAAAGGGACTTTGTCGTACACATTCACAGTTATTGCGTCACCTTACCATAAAGGTAGGCTCCGCATATACTATGAACCGTACTCGTCTAGCTTCGTGAGTGGTGTTTCGCCCAGCGTGGCACTGTCGAATTCTTCTGTACTCGATTTGTCCGAGAACATGCAGATCGTGGTCGATGTGCCTTGGCAGAACGCTCGCGAGATGTGTTTGGTTGATGGAGCTTTTGTCTCTAACTCTTACACCAACTTGGCGAATTTCGCTATACGCACGGGGGCCACCACTACGAAATCCAATAACGGTATGATCGTTTGCGAGGTTTTAAGTCCGCTCACCGGATTGAGCGCCAACACTCCGGTGGTTGTATTAGTGGAGGTGGCCACTAAGAATATGGTTTTGTATAGCCCGCAGCTTTATAGGTCTGGAGCTCCTATGGCATTGGATGGGGCTGCGATACCTTATGTTCCACAGTCGGCTGTCTATGACCCCACTGGCGGAGACGCCATAGGGTCTCTGCGTCAATTGGTTAAGAGGTATTCTTATGAGCATACTGTCACTCTGCAGGCTCCAACTGATGCGTTGGCAGCTAATGTATATACTTGGGCTATGACTTGGCTCTCCCCTACGTATTTACCTCCACCTGGTTTTCCTGGTGCTCCTTTGGGCGCCGTAGATGTTGCTGCTAATGGTGAACTGACCAGTTACACTGGTCTGGCGTTTCATACGTATGTTTCCCTCGCCTTTGCCATGGCTCGGGGCTCCGTGCGGTGGAAGCCGGTGGTGTGCTTACGGGGTGGCACCACTATTGCACCCAACATGGTCGGGGTCGCGCGTTATCCGGACCCGTTACCAGTACTAGCGTCACGTCGCACTGCTTCGACTAGTTACAGCAACGTCCTTGCAGCAACTGCTAATTTTAGCAATCGGGCGCGTGCTATTATGGGTTGGCGCAGATCCGACATGGGTTTACAGCTTGCTGAGGGTGTGGCAGGCTCGTCCCCCGGATCTTTGGATGTGGAGGTCCCGTACGTATCTGCACTCCGCGCTCATAACCCTAGAAGCTCTATTGGCTATGGGTACGAGGGGCGCGATGACAATAACGTTGCCATTACGTTCGAGTTACCTGTGAGTACTACCTCGGCTGCAACAGGCTATGCGTCGTATGCCAATTTGGATATATACACTGCTGCTGGCGAGGATTTTAATGTATTTTGCTTTGTGCATGCCCCTGCCTTTATGGCCGCCATTCCTTTACCGTTGTAGGCAACAACGGATCGTGTCGTG